GGCGTGTTGCTCGCTTGAGTCGTGGTGAACGTACAGGTCCAATCCAACACGTAGTACCCCGGTGTGCGAAAATACAACCTGTCATATGACGTGACGTCGTAGCCGACAAAATAGTCAGCAGCACCAGAAGGTGCCTGATTGAACACTGTGAGCGAGCTCATGCCACCTGGCACGTTACCTCCGAGCCCATTAATGTTCAGCGGGCCCTGGAAAGCATTGCCACTTGCCCCAAGTCCAAACAATCGAGTGTCCATAATGCCGGCAGTCGTGTCCAACGATCGGACAGTTCCGACCTTAAAAGCTTGCAACGACGGTGCCTTGTACAGCAATGGCTCAATCAGCTCGATGGTGTAATGGACCCAGAGCTCCCCGAGCAGTGTGTTGTTGGGAATGGCGGACGGTGTGCCTGCCAACGCCAACGTGAAGCGCACAGGGTCGGTGAATGGAGTGGTCTCCATCGAGCCTGTGCGCACGTTGTACCACTTAAAGTTGTTGTCGGACATGGCGCATTCCACCCCACAAACGGCTGAATTGCTGGGCTTAAAACTGACCGCGTGGGTAGCCGCCTCCATCTGTTGCTTCGTGACCCAATTCGGCTGATTGATGTTGTATATGGGCGCCATGACAACCGAACCCAGCCCCACGTTCGCACTGTAGTCCGAGCTCATGGTGCGATACTCGAAAAGCAGTTGCGTGAACCTGAACTTGGTGTACTGACGCGCAATGGCAGCAAGCCAAGGGAATGTAGTCTCCGTGCTCGCGTTAACCGTAAAGTCCCTCAAATCGAAACCAGAGGAACCGACGGTGGTACGGACATCGGAGACAAATTCACAATTGCTTATAGTGTGGGTGCGACTCTTGGATGGTCTGGCGGACGTGTGCACGATGTCATTCATTACATAATCCCCAAACCCCGTAAAGCGAGCCAACCCCCTCCCGAGTGCAGCCCCTGTGCGTTCAAAACTGCCTTTCGGAACTTTCTGAGCCACACGTTGTGCGACCACACCGGTTAACGCCTTTGCCATAGCTCCCAGTGAATACATGCCATTGCCCTTAAACGCGTTGCCCTTTCCACGAACGCCAGCGCCGCGGGCTTTGGTTTTGTTGTTGTTGTTTTTCTTGTTGCCTTTCTTGGCCATCTTTCCTGCGTCTCTCTAGAAAACGTAGGACCTCCCACCCACCCAAATGGCCAGCAACGAGAAATTTAGCCGCGGACACATGCGTAGTCGAGTCGCTGGCTCAATGCGGAGTTGATCTCGACCCACCACGGATCAAACTCCTTGCCAAAATCGACTCGCACAACGACGGTCCAGCAAGGCATGTCCACCTCAACAACGCCCTGAATAGCGCCATCGACCCAGTCGTTCAACTCATCGACGAGGGTCGCGTAATCGACGCCATACCGCTCGGCGAAAAATCCGACGGGATCGGGCACGTCTCCGGTATCAGCACCGAGCGTGCGGTAGCGCCCACCAACGGCATCGACAACGTAGTCCGGCACCGACTCCCAATCGTAGATGACACGGAGTCGCTCAAGAGCCGCACAAATTTCCGGAAAGGGCCGCATGTCGTATATGGCGGCCATTGTCTTGGCGGCGGCCACCAAGTGGGCCGGATGACTGGGGTTCGCAACCCACGGAAGCTTGCCAAGCACCTTGCCGGGCTTCGCAACGAAGGTGCCACCGGCGACGACGGCGGAGCAGAAATCGCCGTGCGGTTCGTCGTAGACAAACTGTTCAGCGGCGACCTCAAACGCGAGCCCCAGACCAGTGGCGCGGTTCCACAAATCGTCCCCCTCCGTGATGGCGACCAACGCGCAGATCATCTTCCCACAATTACCAGGCAAAGTGTCGGGATCTCCAGATGATACCGTGCCGAGAATGATGCCGACCACCTGCTCGGCCCCCTTGCCGTAAACAACCCGGCGAGCAGTCAATCGCTCCAACAACTCAACCAGCTCCCGATGCATGCCGAGCGATTGATAATGCCGAAATTTTGGGGCGAGCATGTGCATCTTCATGTGGGCGTCCCAACGCGTGCCGTCGACAAAATAGATGACGCCGCGATGCCGAAAGAAGGCGTCGTCACCGCACACGACGATGTAAGTGTCGTAATCCAACCCCTCCTCACGCACCATCGCGAAAAGCGCCACCTTGGTCATGCCAAAAGCGACGCGTATGCCCACTCCAGGTCGAATCGTGCAATTAACGGACAAGACCTCGAGCAGCAACTGCCCGTATGCGTGGAACCATGGGCCCAACAACGCCTGAAAAGCATCGTCCATGGTCATGATGGTGCGCGGGTCCTTGGAGGCACTCCCGTCGGGTTCGTCAGGCAAGTGCAAATTGAGCTCATGCTTCAGGAAGGCACGCCGTACAAATATGCGATTCCTGCGGCCTTCGAACAATCTGACTCCCCAGACGTCCAGCAATTCGCGAGCCTCCTGGTACGCACGGCGCTTGTTGGGCGGAAAACGACTGACGAACTGATCCCATTCCGTTGCAACCACGGATCTAAAACCGAACAGATTCGTCAAATCGCGCCATGCATTGTTGTAGCTGCGTACCATCATGGGATTGGGGTCGGGCGTGGGGCGCGCAACACGGGCGACAAAAGAATGTAGCGAATTCTGTGGCCCCTTAGCAAACGAAGCAAACTGACTGCCTCCGATGGCTGGGTAAGTCTGAAATACAACATTGCCAGGGTGGTTGTCAGTCCGTGCGTGGCGTACGACCTGAGCCGTCCGATGCATCGCAATCGGCAAACGGCGCCAGAACTGACTAAAAGTGCCCATCGCCTGGCTCGTAAAATCCGGCCACCACCTCATTGGCTCCCGTGGCCGAACTTGCCAAGCCAACAATCCCGCCAACAAAATCGGAATCGAGGCGGCCCAAGCCAAATTGACCCTCGGCTCCAGAGGCGAAGCATAGAGAGCCCCACTGGCCACCATGTCGGACTGAACGTCCGGCTTTCGGCACCACTGCTGGAATTCTTCCCTCAGGTCATCCAACCACTGACCAAACGCAGTTTGTGAAGACAAATTGCGTTGAATGGTTTTCCACGAAGCAAACGCCGAGGCGCGTCCAAACTGATACGCAGCCCCGCCGTGTGTCACGACGCGGTCAAAAACAGTGGACGCGACGCCGTTCACAACCCTGGCGCTAGTCTGGACCTGCCTATCTGCCCATCGGTACCCAATGATCGCCCCGAAATAGCCGCCAACAGCGACGAGCGTGACGCCGCAAAGACCCAACAATATGCGATGGGATGGCCGCAAAGGCTGGGTCTCGACGCAATCACACCACAACCGGCGGTCTGCATAAGGGTCCCAGAAACCATACCAGCGCCATCGGAGCCTACCGGCAAAGGCGTCCAAAATCGCAAGGCTACGTGAAGCACTGTGGGACACTCCAGCACGCAACACTACGGGCATTGTGCTAGCGGCGACGAAGTCACACCAAACAGAAATGGATTCCCCAGTGACAAAAGGATCACGGCCGTTGCGATACATGCTCGTGGTGTTGCGTCGGATGGTGGACAAAGACACGCCGCTCGTGTAATTGCGGGTGATGTTGACGTAAGTGTCCT